AGGAGGATCCCAAGAAATATATTATTTTGTTGGGATTCGATAGGTTCGATTCCATGTAAAATGACCTTTGAAGGTAAAGGAGGAAAACAACATAACGCCAGTGTATTGTCAGATAAAATTGGAATGGGAATACATGCGAGAATTACTAAGTCAAAAAAAGAAGACTATCCTTCCTCAGAAAATTCATATTATATAACAATGGTTGTGGTTAACCAACCATGGGTTGAATTACCTGATAATCCTTTTGGTCAACCAGAAATTAAAGCAAAAGGTGGAGAGGCTCTTTGGTTGGCATCTGCGTTGGTTTTCTTGTTTGGTAATCAGAAAAAATCGGGAATCAATCATATTGATGCGGTAAAAGACGGTAGAAAAATTACATATGCCATTAGAACAAAGATATCAATAATTAAGAATCACGTTAATGGTTTGGGATTTAAAGATGGAAAAGTAATTGTTGTCCATAATGGATATATCCCTGATACTAAAGAATCGTTAGAAAAATATAAAAAAGAATATTCTAACTTTTGGAAAGAAAAAATTGGTGGGGTCGATTTTGAGTTAAAAGACTCAGTTACTTTTGAAGAAGATTCAGATGAATCTTGATTGTTTAACAATTAGAATAATGATAAATGTCTAATGTATTATTAGTAGATGGTGATAATTTACTAACAATCGGGTTTTTTGCACTAAAAAATCATTTTCATAAAGGGGAACATATTGGTGGAATATATCATTTCATCAATACTATCCGTATCTTTATTGATAAACATCATTTAGATAAAGTAGTTGTTTTTTGGGATGGAGAAAACGGCTCACAAACTAGAAGAGGTTTTTATCACCAATATAAACAAAATAGAAGGGTTAGAATTAGGACAGAAGAAGAATTAAATTCATACACAAGAGAAAGAAATAGGATAAAACAATATTTAGAAGACCTATATGTTAGACAAGGTGAATATGAATATTGTGAAAGTGATGACTCGATTGCGTATTATGTTCAAAATTCACCAAATGAAAATAAGATTATTTTTTCAGGGGATGGTGACCTTACTCAATTAGTTTCTGAAAAAACAAGGATATATAATCCATCGTATAGTAAATTTTATCAACAAAATGATATGTTTACATACGAACAAGAAGAAATTTTGATTGAAAATGTTAAATTTGTTAAAATGATATGTGGTGATAAATCCGATAATATCGCGGGAATAAAAAGTTTAGGAATCACAAAATTGGTAAATGCTGTTCCTGAATTAAAAGAAAGACAATTAACATTAGAATACATAAGAAATAAATTTAATGATTTGTTTGAAAATGATAAACATAACAAGTCAATAACTAATTTTATAACTGGTGTTACTAAATACGGTGTTTTGGGAGAGGAGTTTTTTCAAGTTAATGAAAAAATAGTTAGTCTTGATTCCCCATTTTTAACCGAAGACGCTAAAGAATCAATATCTTTATTAGTGGATGATTATATGGATTCAGAGGGTCGTTCATATAAAAACACAATGAAGATGATGATTGAGGATGGATTATTTTTACTACTACCAAAATCGGATGATGCGTGGATAAAATTTTTAAATCCATTTTTAAGATTAACAAGAAAAGAAAAAAATAAAAAAACAATTAAAATCAAAACAAATGAATAATCAAGAACTATTAAAATTCGAATTTCTACTTACACTTGAAAACAATATCGTATGTCAAAGGTTTTTCAACGTAAGAGAGTACAATCCACAGATTCGCCATTCTATGGATTTATACTACATTGTAAAAAATATTTGCGATGAAATTGGTGAAGATTTAAAAATAAAAACTATGGATTATCTATACGATAACATGGAATTTTTTTACGATTCGGATGACTCCGAAACTAAATTAGACAGTACTCAAGAGTACTTTGTTTTGGAAATTAAGTTAGGTGATGAAGTATTTATCAGAAGTATGTTTCCGGCTAACTATTATCACCCGAAGGTAAGGTATACTGTGGATATTCGTCCATATCTTAAAAGATATTTATCAGAACTAACAAACGTATTGTCTTCTAAAGATTTGGAAACAACGTATTTAAATTATGAATTATAAAAAATAAAAAAACATGTCAGAAAAAAATTTTGGATTTCTAGGAGCATCATTTCAACAAACACTTTTAAAAGCAATTATCGAAAACAAAAAATATGGAGAACAAATTATTGATGTAATTGAAAGCAAATACTTTGACAATCAATCATTTAAATACATTACCCAACACATTAAAGAGTATTATCAAAAATATAATAAAATTCCTGATTATCAGAGTTTATCACAGACAATTGTGATGGAGTATGGTTCTCAAGAATCTGCTAGAGTCCATCTTGATACAATACAAGATTTAATGGATAACACCAAAGAGGACCCTATGGTCCAAGAAGAGGCGTTAAATTTTTGTAAACAACAAAATCTCAAAAAAGAGATTAAACATGTCAATACTATTATTGAAAACGGGGCATTTCAAGAATATCATAAAATTGAGGGGATAATACAGAAAGCACTTAGAGTTGGTCTACCGCCCGATGAGACCGTCGATGTTTTTCAAAACATTGACCAAGCGTTAGAAAAGGATAATAGGTGCCCCATACCAACTGGTATCAGTGGTTTAGACAGTGTACTTAAAGGTGGTTTAGGTATAGGTGAATTAGGTGTAGTATTAGCACCAACAGGTACAGGGAAATCGACATTATTAACTTTATTTGCTAACACGGCATATAACTACGGTTTCAATGTGCTTCAAGTATTTTTTGAGGATAGTACAGATGTTATTAAACGTAAACATTATACCATATGGTCGGGTGTTTCACCAGATGAACAACCAGATAATAAAGAATTAGTAAAAAATGCTGTTTTAGAAAAAAGTACAAACAGTAAGGGGAGTCTTGATTTGTTAAAATTACCAAGTGATTCTGTTACCATTTCTGAAATAAAAACAAGAATTAGAAAAAGATTATCTGAAGGAAAAAAAATAGACTTATTGATAATTGATTACGTTGATTGTATATCACCAGAAAAATCACAATATGGGGATGAATGGAAAGGTGAGGGTTCCGTAATGAGAAGTTTAGAATCTATGACAAATGAATTTAATTTAGTAATATGGACCGCTACTCAAGGTAATAGGGAATCTATTTCATCAGAAGTGGTTAATAGTGACCAAATGGGTGGTTCAATTAAAAAAGCTCAAATTGCTCACGTGATTCTATCGATAGGTAAAACTATTGAACAAAAAGACCACAAAATGGCAACTATGACCCTTCTTAAATCAAGAATAGGTAAGGACGGTATTATATGGCAAAACTGTAAATTTGATAATGAATATTTGATTATTGATACCGAATCTCAAACAACTCTTCTCGGACACAAAGAGGAGAAACAAAAAGACAACGCTACGAGAGCAAAAGAAGCTTTTATCCGTAGAAATCAAATGTTGAACACAAATTAAAAAAAAAATTATAATTATGAAAGAAAAGATTTTACAAGAAAATCCGGGTCGCTTTGTCCTTTTTCCAATTGAATATCATGACATTTGGAGGCTTTATAAACAACAACAGGCTTGTTTTTGGACCGCGGAAGAAATAGATTTAAAGGATGATATCTATGATTGGGAAAATAAATTAAACGAAGATGAACAACATTTCGTAAAACATGTTTTGGCGTTTTTTGCCGCATCTGATGGCATTGTTAATGAAAATTTAGCGATGAATTTTGTTAATGAAGTTCAATACACTGAAGCGAAAATGTTTTATGGTTTTCAAATTATGATGGAAAATATTCATAGTGAAACCTATTCGTTGTTAATTGACACTTATATTAAAGACAAACAGGAACAAAATAAATTATTCAATGCGATTGAAACTATTCCGGCAATTAAAAAGAAAGCGGAATGGGCAATAAAGTGGATTAACTCCGATTCGTTTGTTGAAAGATTAATTGCTTTTGCCGCTGTTGAAGGTATCTTCTTTTCGGGTTCATTTTGTTCAATTTTTTGGTTGAAAAAACGTGGATTAATGCCCGGTCTAACTTTCTCAAATGAATTAATCTCAAGAGACGAAGGTATGCACTGTGACTTTGCTTGTCATCTATACAATCAACATATTCAAAATAAATTGTCTGAAAAGAAAATAAAAGAAATCATATGTGGTGCTTTAGAAGTAGAAAAAGAATTTATTCTTGAGGCATTACCTGTTAGATTAATTGGGATGAATTCTGACCTAATGTCTCAATATTTGGAATTTGTTACAGATAGACTATTAGTTTCTTTAAATTGTTCTAAAGTATATAATGTTGAGAACCCTTTTGATTTTATGCAAAATATCGCACTTCAAGGTAAAACTAATTTCTTTGAAAAAAGAGTTGCTGAATACCAAAAAGCGGGTGTGAATACTGTTACATCTATTGAGGATATGAGTGGTTCATTTGATGATGTTGATTTTTAAAATTTAAAGATATGAAAGTTAAAAAAAGAGATGGCTCATTGGAAGAAATGAGATATGACAAAATTACAAGAAGAATTCAAAATTTTTGCGATGATTTAAATCTTGAATATGTTGACCCGACATTGATAACCCTTAAAGTGACACAAGGTATTTATGACGGTATATCAACAACAGAGTTAGATGTTTTAGCAGCGGAAACTGCGGCATCTCTTGTCACCTCTCACTCAGATTACGCAAAATTAGCTGGTAGATTGGCGGTATCTAATTTACATAAAACCACACCAAAAAAATTCTCACATTCAATCAAGGAATTGCATTTATTTGTTGAACCGAAAACAAATAAGGAATCTTCATTAATTTCAAATGAAACCTATAATTTTGTTCAACAATATAAGGATGTTTTAGATGGTGTC